GGAAAATCTCTAAACAAAGCGTTGCATTCGACAGTATTATTTGGATATAATTTATTACTAGGCGACCCTTATACATATAAAGGTACAGATGGCTATTTATATTTTAATACACATTATACATATCAAGGAACTAATACAAAGACTGCCGTAGTGTATAATGATGGCACGCCTGTATATCCTTCTAAATTGATATATTGTGATGATGCGATTGGATCTGTGCCAGTAGAGGGAACAACCGGAAGCTCGTCGACGGGTCTTTGCGATGCCATTTATGCAGCTTCATCAAACACCGCTATTAGTTTTCCTGGACGTTTGGGATACTATTATGGAGCGGAACAATCTGGTCCTGCATATTCTGAATTCACCCTTTCAGCAAATGTATTTCAGGATTTTCTTGGACACGCTACGGTTATATTACCAGTTGCCGGTTATTCGCCAGCAGCTTAGATATAAAGGAGGTATAAAATATGGGATATTCTGAAGCTCAATATGCCGTAAATGAAATTATTTCTGGGCTTAGAAAGAACTCCACATCTGGAGTAGAGCCAGATAACATGACAGATATTGCTCTGTCTGTGAATTCTGCAGGAAAAATATTAATTACTTTTGAAGTTGCTGACACAGTTGTATTTGGCCAGACAATTTGTAGAGTAAAGGGCGTTATTATAAGACGTAAAATAGGAAGTGCTCCTACGGACGAATTTGATGGGGATTTAGTTGGTAACTTCATGGATGAACAAATACACGCTCATGTGTTAAACCCTATAGTTGACATAGACCTTGTTGGGGATACATATTACAGGTTTTTCCCATATAGTGATACTGGTGTTCTTAATAAAAATAGAGCAAATATAGCTCATATAGATGCTAGTAAAAACCCAAGCCATACTATGATAGTCGGCTTCCATCAAGACTTTAATAATTTAGACCCTGATACATGTATAACTTACATAGCATCTTCAACACATTTTACACCAATGCACACCAACAAAGACACTGGTGCAGTAACTGAAGGCTCTTGGGGGCAGTGGGAATGGTTGAAAAAGAACTTACCATATATCGTAAATCATAGTACCGGTAAAGCTGTAAAACAACTAGACCCTAATGACTATACTAAATATATAGATGGTACTGCTTCTCCTGTAGCTACTAATTCCACAACTCAAGGTGCTTATGCATGGCTTCCTAGATTATATATGAAAGAAGTTTATGCTGCTGATGGAAATAGTAGAGATGTATATTTTGCCATGAACAATACATCTGAGGAAACAAAAGATTTCTATAAGGCTCCTGGATTTTATCACAATAGTGGCGACAGTGTTGATATGCAGGGTCTTTGGTTACCAATGTTTTATTTGGTGAGAGATGAAGATAATACTGATACAATATATCCATCATGCGGTTATAATAGGGCTCAAGATACACCTAATGCATTAACAAAAAGTGCTGAAGGAACCGAGTCTGCTGTTAGAGGTATAAACACAAAACTAAGAATACTAGGCGGACCTATAATGAACACTTTAAGGGATTTATTCTTTATGTTTTATAGATCTACAAATGTACAAGAAAAAGGTGGATATGGTAAAAGTTACTATCATAGCAAAAGTTCTCTTAGCGGTAATGTTATCCAGCCTGGTGGGCGCTTTTATGGTACAGGACCAATTGATTCATCTTCATCCCAAGCAAACAAAGCACTACATTCTATAGTATTATTTGGATATACGGTAGCACTTTTAGACCCGTATACCTTAAGACCAAAAGGCGGAAAGATATTAATGTCTCATAATTACTCATATAATTCTTCTGGGACAGGATATAAAAACACAAACGTGGTTAGTGATACTGATGCCTATACTATATATCCTAGTAAATTAGTATATGTCGATAAATATGTAGGTTCTATTATAGACACGTCTGGTAAAAAAGCTAGTAGTGTAACAGGTTTATGTGACTCTGTATATTTAAAAACATCTGGTAATACCTCAACAGATATTGCAGAGAGATTAGCTTGTAACAGTAACGGAGGCGCTGAATGTGGGCCTGGGTATATTAGATTCTATAGAACTGCAGGTAATACGCATTCCACAAGCACAATGTGCGGATATGGTGTAGTGTGTTTACCACCTGCTGGGTATAGCCCATCTTAATAATTAAAAGGAGGGATTATTGTGAAAACAGAATGGAAACAAGAATTAACATCTGAAGAACCATCTATATTTCAAAAGTTAAATCCTACAACTTATATGCAACGTAAAAATATTATAAAAACTGAAAACGGATATAGTTGTGAGTCCAGAAAGATTTCAAAAGAAATATATGGCGAGCTACAAGATCAAGCAACCCTTATTGCTCAAATAGTAGCACAAACAGCTACAGTAGATCAAGAATATAAGGATGCTTATACTGCAGCAATGATTCTATTAGGAGGTGAAGAATAATGTCTAATTTAATAGAAAGAGCTAGACAATTAAGACCTATAATAGAAAAAGCAGCAGCTAGTTTATCTGATGAGATTGCTGTAACAGCTGTGGAGTTATTTCCTTCTTGGAATGGTAATGGTGTTGAATATGCCGTTGGCGATAGAGTTAAGTATTTTAATATATTATACAAATGCATTAATGCTCATACATCACAACAGGACTGGACTCCTACTGCCGCTGTATCCTTATGGGTACGTACGGATGATCCTGCTATAGAATATCCTGATTGGAGACAACCAGCTGGAGCGCATGACGCATACACAATAGGCGATAAGGTTACTCACAACGAGAAGAAGTGGGTGTCTACAGCTGATGCTAACGTATGGGAGCCTGGCGTATTTGGCTGGGAAGAAGTAGTAGAATAATATAGGAGGATTATATTATGAAGGAGATGTGGACTGAATGGGGGCATATGATTGTAACGATTATATGCTCCGTCCTTGCATCTTCTGGTTTCTGGGCATGGTTACAAAAACGTTCAGAAAAGAAAGATGCTAAGACGCAAATGCTTATCGGCCTAGCACACGATCGTATAATGTCGCTAGGCTTACAATATCTTGAAAGGGGATGGCTCACCCAAGATGAGTATGAGAATTTAGTCACATATTTATACGAGCCTTATGCTAAGATGGGCGGAAATGGTTCGGCAAAACATATAATTGATCGCGTAAATAGACTGCCAGTTCGTGACCCATTCTTACATTTAGAGGAGGGTGACAGAAATGAACGACAAAATTAAAAAAGCTATGTTATCACAGCCTATGGCTGGAAAAACAGATGAAGAAATAATTGCTACAAGAGAACGCGCTATAAAAGTTCTTCAATCTAAAGGTTATGAGATTGTTAACACTTTATTTACAGATGATTGGTATAGTGAAGAATCTATGAAAAATAGAGGTGTTGTTAATATACCTCTTTGTTTCTTAGCAAAGTCATTAGAAAATATGAGTCTTTGTAATGTTGCTTATTTCTGTAAAGATTGGGATAAAGCTAGAGGCTGTATAGTCGAACATGCAGCAGCTGTAGCTTACGGTCTAGAAATCATTTATGAGGAGGACTAGCTATGAACGACAAAATATATAACATATTGAAGTGGATTGCTCAATTGGTTCTTCCTGCTACTGGTACTTTATATTTTGCTTTATCCACAATATGGGGCTTACCAAATGGAGAGCAAGTAGTTGGCACAATCACCGCAGTAGATGCATTCTTAGGAGCTATATTAGGTATCAGCACTGTTACATATAATAAGAATGGTAAGGACGGAACTCTTGAAATTGACACAACTGATCCTAATAAAGATGTTTATAGATTGAATTTAAATAGTCTAGATGGAGTAAAAGATAAAAGTAGCATAACACTTAAGGTTGACCCAAAAGCTACATTGTCGCAGAAATAACTTATCTTATAATGAGAGACTAAAGAAAATCTTGAAAGGAGAAAGGTGTTATGTTAAATTTAACCAAAAGAGACAAAAGATCAAATCTTGAAAAGGAGATTGACAGAGTATTGCAGGAGGCAAGTTATTTGGATCCGCACAGTAAAGAATATGCTGAAATTGCAGAAAATGTAGAGAGACTATATAAAGCGAAATCTTGTGAAAAGAGCCGTGGTGTTAGTCCAGATACAATAGCAGTGGTAGCAGGTAATTTATTAGGGATTGCATTAATACTTGGTTACGAGCAAACTCACGTAATCACAAGTAAAGCAATGAACTTTGTTCTTAAAGGGCGTGTGTAACAACGCGCCTTTCTTTATTTTTTCTCGCATAGTTTACAACTCCTATAATGAAAAGGAGGAGATTTATATGAAAAAATTTTTATTAATAACCTTAGCTGGTATAGGGGTTTCTTCAGCAGGAGCGTTAGTTATTGGAGGCTTTGTTAAGAGAAACAAAAACTCAAAGATTGATGACTTTATGAAAGAAACAGACCTTGATAAAGCTAGAGAAATTATAAAAGACATTAGAATCGATGCTGAAAATAAGGTAAAAGCTAGGGGTTAATACATAACCTCTTGTTTTTCTACAAATCCTATATTTTTTTCGCACTTTTCAAAAAATCGACCTCCATATTTCCTTTTTAAGGCGTTTTTCTAAGGTGGGGTATATAACTTATCGAAAAAGGGGTAAAATGGCTTAAAACGCATCCTCGCGCGAATACGGCGATTTTGCCTATTTTTGGGTGTTTTCAGGTCAAAAAATTGCCCGGGGGAGGTTTTTGGCAAAACATTTCGCAAAATTTACAAGTGCTATAATGAAAGGAGAGATTAATATGAGTAAATATGACAAAATTTTATTATGCATGACAGGAGCAACATTTATAACATTAATAGCATTATACAAGAAATTTCTAGATAGACTAGAAGATAACTTAGAAGAGATGTAGGCTTACAAAGCCTATTTCTTTTTCGCAAGAATTACAAAGGCTATAATGAAAGGAGAGATTAATATGGAGAATAATATGGAAAAAACTAAATTTGAAATCTTTTTAGAGGGACTATCAAAAGGAGCAGGTTTTATGACAGGTATGTGTATCGCCGCAGTTTGTATATCAATAATGACTGGAGGAGGAAAAGCAGCAGGCTAGTCATAGCCTCTCTTTTTTCTTGAAAGGGGGAATAAGTATGTGGTTTTATATTATTAGTTTGTCTATATTCTTTATAGCTATGGGATTAATGTATGGAGAGGCTAGATATGCACAAGGGCGCACAGACGTTGTAATAGAGTTAATAGAGAAGTATACAAATGAAGTACATGGGCAATAGCTCGCAAAAATTACAAAGCATATAATGGGAAGTAAGGTAGGTTAATTTCGATTAGCTAGTCCGCATAGTAGGACGTTACTAAGCTTCTCATTTTTATTTTTAATTCTTGAAAGGAGAGAAGAGAGCAAATGAATGTAAAAAGTATTCAAACACTAACGAAGGGTCTAGGAATTCATATTAAGAAAAACTCACCTACGATTCTAACGGGCTTAAGTGTCGCAGGGCTAATCACAACCGCCGTACTGGCAGTTAAAGCCACGCCAAAAGCGTTAGAGCTTATTCAAGCTGCGGAAGATGCTGAGTTAAGAGAGCTAACAAAACTTGAGACTATTAAAGTCACGTGGAAATGTTATATTCCAGCAGCTATTATGGGTTCTGTTACGGTCGGCTGCATGATTGGGGCTCACTCAATTAGCGCAAGACGTAATGCAGCTCTAGCAAGTGCATATTCTATAGCAGACACTGCTTTGAAGGAATATCACAATAAAGTGGTAGAAACACTTGGCGAAAACAAAGCTAGAAAGATTAAGGACGAACTCGCACAGGATAAACTTAAGAAAGATCCTGTAGCAAATAAGGAGATCATTGTCACGGGCAAAGGCGACATGCTATGTTATGATGCGTTATCTGGAAGGTATTTCAAGAATAATATTGAGAATCTTCGTAGGATACAAAACGACTTTAATCGAAATCTTATTAATGAGATGTATGTATCTTTAAATGAGATATATTACGCAATGGGATTACCTGGGATAAAGGTTGGGGACGAGCTAGGATGGAATGTCGATACTATGATTGAGTTCCACTTTAGTGCGCAACTTACTGAGGAAGGTGAGCCATGTATAGTGGTAGACTATTTAGTAGGGCCTAAAGAAGAGTTCCGTCATTTATATTAATTGAGAAGGGCGAGAGGTTATTATGGAAAATAAAAAATCAATATTTTATAGAATTGGACAGACTATAGGCAGTTTATTATGTATATTATCGTTAGCGTTAATTGCTATGTTCTGTATTGTAGGGATTAGATATCTAATAGAGCCGCTTACATATTTCATATTATTATACAAGATAGAGTTTACAATCGGTCTTATTGCGGCTGCGGTTATTTTCATAGTAGGTAGAATATATGAGCATAAATAGCTCGCAAGAATTACAAAGGCTATAATGGAACATAAAACACTTAAAATGAAAGGAGTTTTTAAAATGGAAAAGAAAAAATTATTGGAGGTTATCGTTGATAACAAGGAGTCAATTGTAAAAAAAGGGTTAATGGTGTTAGGATCAATAGCAGCTTTATTAATAGCAGCGAAAGTCTTTACTGGAGCCGAAGAAGCGATTGAAGAAAATGAAGAAAACGAAGAAGAACCTCAAGATGTAGATTTTTCAGAAGAAAGTGAAGAAGAGTAATGTTTGGCAAGGAAGGTATTAAGATATGAATATTTTAGTACCTTCAATTTTTTCTTGAAAGGAGAGAAAGGTATTGATGAATTTGGTAAGAGTAATAGCAGCTAGTTTATCGGCATTAAGTTGTAAAAAAGAAATGACTGGTAAGTGCGGCACAATGTATTATGTAAACATATTTAATATACAAGATGGCGCAAAAAATTTAACGGAGGCGATTACAAATGAGAAAAATAAAATTAAGAAGAACGGAATTATTTAAGAACAAAATGGTGTCTTTAGCACTATTAGCATGTGGTTTGTTAGTAGGAAGAATTGACGGTGATTATACAGCATTTGTTATGTTAGCAATGTTTGCTATGCCACTATTCTTTGCAAAACAAAACTATATAGAATAATAAAAAATTAATTCTTGAAAGGGGTTATATTATGAAAAAGTTAGAAGTTATAAAAACAGCAAGTCAGATAGTTGTATCTGTCGGAGTAGGAGCGATCGTTGGAAATGCGATTAAATATACGACACCCGCTAATATAAATATTGCTAAGAAGGTGTGTATAGGTATTGGAACAGTGGTATTAACTAATATGATTGGTGATAAGGCTATCGAATATAGCGATCAAAAGATCGATGATATTGCGAGTATGTTTCAAACTGGTTGTCAGGTAGAGGTTTAATATATAAAATAAGGTGTCATAGAAACATGGCGCTTTATTTTTTGAAAGGGGGATCTTATGAATAAAGAGCAGGCGGATGCAGCACAAAGATTGATGTATAAACCGCAAAAAGAGATAATTCTCGAAAAGCTAAAGTTCTTATCCGAGGCTACTATTGACGATATTAAGATCGATTATGTGCAACCACTGGGGTGGACTGCTGTTATTCGCACGGACGATCTAGATATTGTCTTTACCTATTATGGTTTAAATTGCTGGAAGATGGAGACATTTCCTGTATATTCAATGAGTGGGGCTACTCTTAAAAGTGTAAATCCTAAACTTGAAAGGAGAAAATAGCATGGATGAAATAAGAAAACAATATCCTTCAAATGCTCATACAGCAAAAGAGGATAAGAAAGAAGAACGTAAAGTCGAGAAAATTGTTAAGGGTAATGTGGTAAGAAAAAAGAAGACGTTAGGTAAGAAAATGGCTGAGACATTCTTAGGCGATGATTCTAGGAGTGTTGCTCAGTATATTATTTACGATGTGTTAATACCTGCTGCTAAGGAAACTTTGTCTAGTATGGTTAGTGGTGGTATTGAGATGCTGTTATTTGGTGAGACTAGAGGTCGTAATACTAGAAGAGATAAGGGTAAATCATATGTAAGTTATGGAGATTACTACAAAAATAATGACAGACGCGAAAGAGATAGAGACAGAAGCGTTAGAGCAAGGCATAACTTTGATGATATTACTCTAGATAGTAGAGGTGAAGCTGAGGAAGTTCTTAGTACTTTAGTTGATATGGTCGAAGACTATGGTATGGCTTCCGTAGCAGATTACTACGAGTTAGTAGGGGTGTCTAGCAACTTCACAGATAATAAATACGGTTGGGTTAACTTAAGTAATGCGAGTGTCAGTCGTGTTAGAGGAGGATATTTGATAAATCTTCCTAAAGTTGTGCCGTTGGATTAGGAGGTGTGAAGAATGGATGATAAACTTAAATTTACAGGAGAGATGCATATTAAGTATGATGCAGATGTTAAAATAAATGGAACTTGCACTAATTTAGTAATGGCATTTGAAGATCCTAAAAACCACAAGACATTTGCTGTTGAATTCGACACTGAAGAAATGGCAGATTTTATGTTTAAATGTTTGATAAAGCACTCTTTAGATAAGGAGGAATAGATATGGATGGCGTAGTTTCATATAGAAAATTTGTAGATTCTATAGATAATACGACTAATTTCCAGGGAGAAATATCTTTTGATTTTCACGCTCAACTTATGCCACTCAGAAGTGAATGCGAGAATTTAAGGATTGTGGCCTACGATAAAGAGCATAAGAAAGCTAGGGCTTTAATGTTTGATGGTTACGAGGCAGATGCTCTATGGCATGTACTCATACAGCCTTTGTTAAAGAAGGAGGAATAAATATGGAACATGAAACTAAAATGGGCCGGCCGTCTAAGTTGGATATGCCTCATTATTTAGCGTGTTATATTGAGCGAAAACTAAAAATGCTCAAAAACGAGTTTCATATTAAACTAACTGATGAGGAGATTGCCCGGTTTTGGGAAATGCAGACGGACGATCAAGTTGACCGATATGCAAATAAGATATTTCAGAAATACTTGTAAGGAGAAAAACTATGGATCATATAGAATTAATATTCGTATCAGTAGAATTCAAGGATGAGGATTGTAAGGAAATTAAGAAATTATCTGTTGGAAGACAGAGCGATAATAATGGAGCTATTGTAATAGACAATAACTTCTATGGGGATGTAGCGAAGGATTTATATAAGAAGCTATTCCCAAATGGTGTATGTAGCAATTAATGTAGCAAATCTTGAAGGGGGAGAATTTTATGAGAATTAAAGAATTTTGGGAAATGAAAAAGACAAGGTATGAAATATGGAATGAATGGAGAAAGACAAACAAAAATGGTAAGTGGCATCAGATATTGGTGTTATTAGGAATTAGGAAGTCTTTTAGTTTTGAAGTTTTAACACCGATGAAGATGGTTATGAATATGTTAGAAAATCTTATGAACGAGATGGGGGATCATTATGAATCATCACGAGATAGTAAGAAAGTTTCAAGAGCTGTTCGAAATAGCAGACGAGGAGATAAAGGTTTGGTTTCAAAACGGTAAGAACTCTATAAGAGTTAGAGATCTAGAACAAAAAGAATTCATATTTACATACGAGAATGACAATAATTGGTGCTTAGAGTCGCAAGGTCATTTTCTTAATAGATTGAAAGGAGAAAAACGTAATGATTAAATTAAATGAAGTTAAAGGATTAGTTGTTAAAGCTAGTGGAAGAACTGGTTTAGTGTTAAAGAAATATAGCCCTGAAATATTAATGGGGGCTGGTATTGTTGGTATTATCGGTAGTACCGTTATGGCTTGTAGAGCTACATTAAAAGTTGAAGGAGTGCTAGATAACGCTAACGAGAAATTTGGAAAGATTAAATTCGCGCATGATAATATTCCTGATGAGGCTTATGATGATAATGATTATAAGAGGGATATGGCTGTTGCATATGTGCAAACTGGTGTAGACTTTGTTAAGTTATACGGTCCTGCTGTAACATTAGGAGCTGCTAGTATTGCTTGTTTATTAGGCGCTCATGGTATTATGAAGAAGAGAAATGTTGCTCTTATGGCCGCATATAAGGCAGTAGAACAATCTTTCGCTGACTACCGTCAAAGAGTTAGAGACGAATTTGGCGAAGACAAAGATAGAAGATATCATAATGGAATAACTGAGGAAGTTATCACTGAAGAAGTAGTAGATGAAAACGGTAAGAAAAAGAAAGTTAAGAAAACTGTAGAAGTAGTAGACCCAAACAATATATCTCAATATGCTAGATATTTCGATGATAGATCTAATCAGTGGAGTAAAGTACCTGAGCACAATCTAGTATTCTTAAAAGCTCAACAGAACTTTGCTAATGATTTATTAAAGTCCAGAGGTCATATATTCTTGAATGAGGTATATGATATGTTAGGTATCCCTAGATCTCAAGCAGGTGCTGTAGTTGGTTGGGTATTAGGTGAAGGAGACGACTTTGTTGACTTTGGTATATTTAACCGCGATGACGATAAGATCAGAGACTTTGTTAATGGTTATGAAACAAATATATTATTAGATTTCAATGTTACAGGAGTAATTTATGATTTGATTTGAAGTAGAGACGGCCTCGATTTTGCGGGGTCGGGTAACTACTGGAGAGATATGATGGATTATCCTGATTTATATTGCTATGATTTTGGGGTCACAATTGACCACCCAGTGAAAGGAGAACTAAATTATGAACATTTTTAAGAACCTAATTATTTACGGTATAGGTGCTGCGACAGGAGCATTTGTAGCGATAAAACTATTGGAGGACCATTATGCTGCTATAGCTGACGAGGAAATCGAAGCTGTAAAGAAAATGGCGAGAGAGAAAATTAAAGAGATTGAGGACAAATATGAAAAAGAACTAACTGAAAAAGTTCAAGAAGAACCAAAGAAAGAAAATCATTACAACAAACTTGTTAGAGACTACGAGTATGAAAAAGAAGCTGAGAAAAAAGAACATCCTAGAGAAGACGAGGATTACGACGAGCTTGAAGAGGAGATGTACGAAAAAGAAGCTGAAAGTATAGCTATGAATGCTAGACCTAATGTAGAACCATATTTAATCACTGAGGAAGAGTTCTCTAATGAGATGCTACATTATGAGAAAGAGACCTTATGGTTCTATGTGTTAGATGGCACGCTATGCAATGATAGTGAGGAAATTATGGATAATGTAGATATGCTAATTGGCGAAGGCACATTAGATTCTATTGAAGATGACCAAACTATTTATATTCGTAATGAAAGACAAGGTTCTGACTTCGAGATTATTTGTCTGAATAAGTCTTATAAAGAAGAGGTTGCAGGATTATTAGAGGAGGATAATTAATGGATACGAGGATAAGGGAGATTGTTACACGAGGCTACTCAGCTGACTGCGATGAGATCTGCGAAGAATATTTTGAGTGGCTCACATATGTGGTAAACATTGGTAAGGATCACACCGAATTAGCAAGGATGCTTCACAACAGAGAGTTCTATTCAATATGGAGCAATGACCAGAATAGAGTTGAAGATGGTAAAATGCTAAGGAATATATTTAGAGATGAGACATTATATAATAATTATGAGTGTCTTGAGAGACCGAATTGCTCGGTCCTTGAGATGCTTATAGCCTTAGCAATACGAATGGAGTCTATATTAGAAGACCCAGCAGAAGGCGATAGAACTATTTCGTGGTTCTGGTTATTCCTTGATAATTTGGGTTTAAGTAAATACACAAACTACAATATTAAGTATGGGGCAGGTAATCCTGTCACCGAGATTAACGATATTTTGGACGATTTGATAGAAAGAAGATATAAAAGATCTGGGGAAGGTGGGCTATTTCCTTTGAAAAATGCTAAGAAAGACCAAAGAAAAGTAGAAATTTGGTATCAATTGTCGTCATATTTGCTTGAAAATTATATTGATGAAAGCGATATTAATGGATAATTTTGTTACATTTTTGTGACAGTTGTTACACTTTTTAAAAAGAAAATTTTGAGCATTTTTAAGTTTGTGACAAAAAAAGTGTCACAATGTTACGTTTTTTAAAAAAAGTGTAACAGGGTCTAGCCCAGTGTTCATGCGGGTTTGCGGGTTCGTGTTACACTTGTTACACTTTTTTTCTTTACTTTATATAAGAGAAAAATATAAATATATAAAAGTTTTAAAACGGTAAAATTTTTGTAAAAACGTAACAGAGCATTTTGAAAGGAGAATACTCGATGGATTTTTATCAGATCAAAGAAAGAACTTTAAAAAGGGGCGCTATTGAAATCTACCCTGATTTCCGTGTATGCCGATCTGGTGATCTTATGATCCGTGGAAAATCCTTTTATTCGATTTGGGATGAAGAAAAACAGATATGGTCTACAGACGAGTATGACGTCCAAAGACTAGTCGATAAAGAATTAAATGACTATAAGAATTCTATAGCTAGCAGATATGATTGTGAAGTTATAACTGTAAAATATCTTAGTGATTTCTCAAGTAAGTCTTGGGCTGAGTTTAGAAATTATGTTAGCCATTTATCAGATAACTCGCATCAGCTAGATGAAAACTTAACATTTTTAAATACAGAAGTTAAGAAAAAAGATTACGTAAGTAAAAGGTTACCGTATCCTTTGGAGAAAGGTAAATATGATTCTTATGACGAAATCATCGGCACGCTTTATGAGCCAGAAGAAAGAGCCAAATTGGAATGGGCTATTGGAGCAATTGTTGCGGGGGATGCCAAGTATATTCAAAAGTTCCTAGTTCTATATGGTGAAGCCGGGGCTGGTAAGTCGACTATATTAAATATTATACAAAAACTATTCGCAGGATATTATACATCATTCGAGGCAAAAGCCTTAACTAGTTCGGGGAATGCTTTCTCGACAGAAGTATTTAAGTCTAATCCGTTGGTAGCTATCCAACATGATGGCGACTTATCAAAGATAGAGGATAATACTAAATTAAACTCAATAGTATCCCATGAAGAGATGACTATGAATGAAAAATATAAACCAAGTTATATGGCCAGAACCAACTGTTTCTTATTCATGGCAACTAATAGACCAGTTAAGATAACAGATGCAAAGTCTGGAATAATCAGAAGATTAATAGATGTTAAGCCATCGGGGAATAAAATACCACCCAAAAGATATCAAGCTCTAATGAGCCAAATAGATTTCGAGTTAGGTGCTATAGCATATCATTGTCTAGAAGTATATCGTAAAATGGGCAAAAACTATTATTCAAACTATAGACCTTTAGAAATGATATTACAAACTGATGTGTTCTTTAACTTCGTTGAGGCTAACTATTATATTTTCAAAGAACAAGATAATGTTACTCTATCACAAGCTTATGATATGTATAAACAATATTGCGATGAAGCCTTGGTAGATTTTAAATTACCAAGACATAAATTTAGGGAAGAGTTAAAGAACTACTTTAATTTCTTCTATGATGTTACTCGTATAGACAACAAGCAAGTGCGTAGTGTATATTCTGGTTTCTTATCTGATAAGTTCCAAGTAACTTCGGAAACACCAGTTGAGCATCCAGACTCATTAACTTTAGACCATACAGTTTCTATATTTGATGAGGTATGCGCAACTTGCCCTGCTCAGTATGCGAGTAAGGAAGAAACGCCAAGCAAAAAATGGTCAGATGTAAAAACAACACTGGCCGATATTAACACAAAACAGGTTCACTATGTTAAAGTTCCTATTAATCATATTGTTATAGACTTTGATTTAAAAGATGCTGAAGGAAATAAGTCTGCAGAATTAAATTTAGCAGCAGCTAGTAAATGGCCTGCTACTTATGCTGAGTTTAGTAAAGGCGGTAATGGTATACATTTACATTATTTCTATACAGGAGATCCTGCTAAACTAAGTAGAGTATATTCCGAAGGTATAGAAATTAAAGTATTTACTGGTAAGAGTTCTCTTAGAAGAAGACTTAGCAAATGTAACAATATACCTATAGCGACTATAAATAGTGGACTACCCTTGAAAGGAGAAAAAATGATTAATTTTGAAGCAGTAAAGAGTGAGAGGTCACTCCGAGAATTGATAAAACGAAACCTCAATAAAGAAATTCATCCAGGAACAAAACCTAGTGTGGATTTCATATATAAAATTCTAGAGGATGCTTATAACTCTGGTCTATGCTATGACATTACAGATATGAGACCTAAGATATTAGCATTCGCTAACAACAGTACAAACCAAGCTGACTATTGTGTTAAACTGGTGAGTCAAATGAAATTTAAATCTGAAGAGTATAGTATACCTGATGAAAGCCAAAATGATAAATTGGTATTCTTCGATGTGGAAGTATTTCCTAATCTATTCTTAGTAAACTGGAAATATGAAGGCGCGGATAATAAATGTGTTAGAATGATAAACCCCTCATCTCAAGATATTGAAAAATTATTAAAGATGAAGTTAGTAGGATTTAACTGCAGGCGTTATGATAACCATATTCTTTATGCAAGATATATTGGCTATGATAACATGCAGTTATTCAATCTAAGCCAAAGAATAATTAACGAGAGTCGTAATTGTTTATTTGGGGAAGCGTATAATATATCTTATACTGATGTGTATGATTTCTCATCTGTAAAACAGTCTCTAAAGAAGTTCGAAATAGAGTTAGGAATTCACCACCAAGAATTAGGACTACCTTGGGATGAACCGGTACCAGAAGAAAAATGGGTTGAAGTTGCTGAGTATTGTGATAATGATGTTATTGCAACAGAAGCAGTATTCAATGCTAGAAAAGCTGACTGGGTCGGAAGACAAATCCTAGCAGACTTAAGTGGGCTAACTCCAAACGACACAACTCAACAACATACAGCGAGAATAGTATTTGGTAAAGATAAGAATT